TTATTACCTTTGTCGATGGCTAACTTCACAAGTGTGGTGGGGTCAACAGAGAAACCGAAATCCTGACCGAAGATGGTCTCATAGTTATCGTTAAACTCTCCTACTCTCCAGTTGGTAAATATAACCCCTTCTTGCTTTTCCATCCATCCACCAAGTATCTGATGCGTGTACTTCTCGGGTCTGCGTCTTCTAATCTCTGCTATCTGATTCAGGAACGACTGCGACAGGTTATCAGTGTTATCTAAGTATGTCGTATGTATATATGTAATGCCAGACTTAATACCGTTGAATCCTTCAGGTATGTCTCTATTAGCATAGAAGCGTCCCCAAATCCAGTGTTCTTTAGTGGTTGGGTTAAGTATCAGGATAACCCTATTAGGTTTAGTCTTCACCCTAACAGACTGGTCAATCTTATCGAATGTGTCCTCGTCTATTAGCTCTTCGGCTTCATCCAGGACAAAGGTGGTTATTGCGTTTAACGACTTTAGTGATGCTGTCTGATTCCCTGAGGCGGTGCGTATCCCCTTGAACATAATCGATGAGCCTGTCTTTACGTTTGTTATCTCGTCCTTCGTTATGCGAAAGTCCTCGACAACTCCCATAAGCTCCAACTTCTCAATGAACTCAGGAATAATCGATGAAGATGCAGATACCATCGTGTACCGTGTAAATAGTACCTTGTGTCCTTTTTCGTATGTAAGGAGCAATAGGAACACGTTGACAGCAAAAGACTTACCAGACCCTCGACCACCTGTGGTGATAAAGTATCTAGAGTCATTACCAAACGATTTATACTTCGGGTTCAGATTCGGTACCTTCATCTTCAGGTGTAATGTCGATTATGTCTTCTATTTCTTTTTGCTTCTCTGAGCCTGTAAAGATGTTTACGATGGAGAAGTCTATGTCCTTAGCTTGGGACAGGGCATCAGGATTATCCATTGCTTTACCGTATACGTACTCAATAACCATCTTACGGTCGTACTGCGAGTCTTGTGCCTTCTCAGCAACCATCTTCCAGAAGTTAGCCTCAGACCCATAAACCTCTTCTATCGCATTGGTAGCAAGTATCTTTGACCTGTTCTTCTTAGCCTTGTTTATATTAGCAGGAGTAGCCATAGTCTTCCGAACAAGTGCATCGCCACGCTTTGCACCGTTGCCCTTCCGACCATCAGTCTTCTTCATATACTTACGTTCTGGCTTCTGTCTGGGCATTACTTAAAGTTACTTGTTTTATTTCTATATTCATCTAAAGAGTAATAGACCACCAGCTCGTCTCCAGCAGATATATTTTGACTAGTGTAAAGCATTCTGTTGGCTCTACCGTAGTTACCATCTTTACTTAAGATAATACAGTTTGGATTGTTACTATGGTTTATAAAGCCCCCTAATGGAGTTCTAATCCATTCAACATTTTTATATAGGAATATATGTGTAACACCAAGCAATGTGCCTTGCTTTATATCCTCCTTAGCAAACAACCCAAGACCATCAACCCTGCTGCGTTTAATGGTAAGTGAAGGTGGTAACGGTCTATAGGTTTCTTCTGATGAATACATTTATGCGTTTAATTCATTTATGGGAAGTAAAATTCCTTTTGATGTATTGTTGTCTCCACCAACCACATCTCTTTTAGTTCCTAGATATTTTCTACACTTTTTCTTTAATATTTCAGTAGGTATGATATGCATAGTGTTCTCAAAAGCAAAACAATAAAAGTCAGATTGCGTGTTTGATATTCCGCTAGAATTACCCCTAGACCTATACTCTACAAATACATTACCCGTGTCAAGTGCCTTAAGGTCATACTTAACTTCTATTTTGCTATTAGCAAGTATGTCTGCAAGTTCCTTCTCTTTTATTTGACCTACAGATAAATCATATTTGAAATCACTATTATACTGCATTTTTGTGTATTCTTTCGTATAATTCCCATATAGCATCATACCATTCGGTTTTGCTGTATGTCTTTTCTCCCAGTTTAGTCTGACCCTTATACTCTATTTGTATACGGTAATCCAATCCTTCGGGGATTGGGTATATCTTATAGCCTTTATTAAAACAATAACTTTGAGCTTCCATACTTCTAGGAGCCTGTAACCGTTTCATAAGAGCCGATAACTTTGGTTTCTTGGTTCTTCGGTGCAATTTTAAATACTTTTAACATTGTTAATATTCTGAACTCAGCAGTCTCTATGTGTTGGCTAGGAATTTGATTCACAAGGTCCACAAGTACCTCAACCTCTTTACGATAAGGTTTAGCATCCTTTAATCTTAACTGAAGTTCGATTATTTTGTTTTTCAGCTCATCTATCGTCAAGTCTCTTTCATCTACACTTGAATAGACATCTCCAACACTTTCAAATACTTCAACGCACTTGGTGTACATCTTTTTGTTTAGCGGGGAACCAAGTATGTCATACTCAAAGTTATTCATAGCGTGTAGTACTGTAGCGTGGTTCTTGTTCATATACTTCGCAACATAGTTTTTAGCACCTATCCTAACGCCAACCCGACACAGGTAATCGTATGTTATTTTATAGAATATAGAACGAGCCATAACATTCTTATGGTCTCTTACTTTACTTCTAAGGTCTCTGCCTGTAACTGTTTTTACTATCTTTTCTATCCTTGATACTTCTGATGCTATCTCATTGTTTATTGTCATCTTCTTCTTTATTTAAGTAATTTGTTAATGTTAATGTAGTACACAGTTGACACGCTAACAGTATTCCTTCACACTCTTCATATGCCTCCAGTTCTTCGAACAGGTCGACACTAAGATACAGCTCCTTTAATGGAACACCAGCAATTATATCGTGACAGGTTAGGATGAAGTATTCCTCTACTATGGTACTTCTAAAATCCCATTCCTTCAATATAGTTGCTAATTGCCTCGCCAACTTTTTGTTTGCCCTGCTGTATGTCATCTGAAGTTGCATCGTATGTTTTTACCTTTAGTGTTGTTTTGTCTACTATTACAAATGTAAACCTTTTTTTCTTAAATATAGTCATATATATGTAAGCTTGTGCATCGTAACCATATAAATCCATATTATAGTGCCAAGAGTCTATATCGGATGTCGTCTTAAGGTCGACAATCCTATCACCGTTTAAACAGTCTGCTTTGGCTCTGAAGGGGAACCCATCAACGTATCCGATTCCTGGTAGCTCGTATTCACCTCCTGTAAATAATTCATTTGCTGTTGGGTTGTCCAGAACAGCATCAACAATGCTTTGCGCCCATACTTTCTCCTTAGATAGCATAATCTCTTTACCTTCCAAAGAAGGGTCTTTAACAGCTTCCTTATAGCCTTTGTTACGCCTAGTAGCCACATCAACAAAATGGTAGTAGTCATCTAATTTATCTTTTTCTAATAGTGAAACGTGAATAAGCCTACCATCTCTGAGTGGCTTCATATTACTATCTAAAGGTTCTCGGTTGCCTAAGTAGCTGTCGATACCCTCTAACAATTTCTTGCAGGACGATGAGGATAGGGATGCCTTGTTTAGGTATCCGTAGTAGAACTCATTATCGTACATCTTACTGACTATATCATCTATAGCCCAGTCAGTACCATCAAGCAGTGTTATCGTCTCCATCTGTTCTGGCTTTAGTATTTTCTTGCACCATTCTGTAAATGTCTACAACCATTGACTGCAACTGTGCAACATTGCCCTCAAGTTGTTTAAGTTTCTGAGCTTGGGTAATTCGTTTAGCTTTCATTCTCTATTTCTTTTTGCAGATTAGCCAATGCTCTCCAAGCTACTTTAGCTGAGTGCCTTACCCCATCTGTATCTATTGTTCCTGCATCGATGAGGTGACGCATCAGAGCGTCTAACTCATCTCCAGACTTGCTTCTGTCCCAAGCCAGTGGCTTATCAGGATTGTGCTGTTGCTGTCCTGCATAACTGCATTTAGCCACTTCTTTTATAGCATCAGGAAAGTAATTGATTACTCCTGAATAAACAGGTATCTTTTTTCTATTTTCTTTATCATCCATAAACTCATCTAAATAAAATGAAAATGTATCGTTTTTACTCCACTTCATAATACTGTTGCTTCTTTTATATCTAAGTATGCCACTTCCTTCTCTACTCTACACCCATTAGCGAACTCAGTAGTAGCTGGATTTCTTCTGTTGATTTCCCAGTTAGGCTTAACCCAAAATAGATTAAATACGAATACACCACTTGGAGTGCTACAAATATACATAGGTATGTCAAGGTTATCCTCACAAACTTTAATAATCGCATCAAACTTCTTTTTCTCAATGAGTAATGTGTCATAATGTTTTCTTCTGCATTTAAGTTCTATACGGTGTCTGCCCTTTGGTGAGTAACAATCCCATCGACTCATTTGGCTTTTAGCCTTAACAAGGTCAGGATACGTACTGCGTTTAAGGAAGTCGAACAAGTCGGCTTCTTTACTTATAGGTTTCATATAATCTTTTCAATGGATTGAATACATTGTTTATAAAACAGGATGAACAGTTAGTAGCTCTTCTAGTTTCCTTAAATACCCTGTTGAATGTATCAACCACCATCTTAACTTCTTTAGCGTCTAGCCTTTGTTTACCCGATTCAACTATACTTTTTATAAACAAGAACTCAGACTCGTTAAAGCAATCAGGCTTCTTATACTTGAACTTCTGATTGAGTATTTTTTTGCGCTCATCACAACCGCAATCCTCTCCAGCTAAGAACTTTACAGCCTTCTTTATTCCTGTGGCTGTGGTTATCTTCTCTATGGTATCACCCAGCCCTTTTGGGGCTGAGTCATACTTGGCTTTCCATTCCTTGTATGCTTTGGTTCGTTTGTCTTTTGGTGCTTCTGGTATGCTCATTTTCCTTTAATTAATGCCTTATCAACATAAGATGATTTTCTGTTAGTTCTACTGTAATAGTATGTACTATTAAATTCAGTTGTAGGGATAAATTTTATGTTTTTA